GCATTAAGATGCCTGACTTGCATCAAGAAATGATTAGTCGGGATTTTACATGCAACACATTATTAATGTCTTTAGATTTAAAAAATATATACGATCCTTTAAAGAAGGGAATTCATGCCATTGAATCAAAGACAATTGATACTTGTTTGCCGCCGAACATGACATTAAAATTAGATCCAAATAGAATTGTTAGATCTATTTACTTATCATCTAAACTTAATTTTAAATTATCTGATAGAGTAGAAGATTGGATAAGTCAAAATAAACATATGCTTGATCTAATACCAAAAGATTATATTTCAAAAAAAATAAATAAAGCATTAGAATTTGACTATAATAATACAATTAATTTAATTAAAAAATTAAAAATTCAAGATAAAATTCCTTTGAATTATATTAATTTTAAGGATACATTATGAGCAAACGAACTGATCTTGATGTTCGACCTTATCCAAGTCCTGTAAGAAAGCAATATGATTATGGAGAAGGTTTATATTTTGGAAAAATGAATCGTTATAAAAGCGTTAGAGATTTTTTAAATAAACGTAGAAAATTAAGAAATAAAAAACAAACAATAGCTTCTTTAGTAGAAGAAATAGAAAAATTTTCTCAAGAAGTTTTAAAATTAAAATAAATATGCCAAAAGAAAAATCAGATAAAAATTTACATTTAAAGGTAATTAGGGATAATGAGGAGCATATTTGTCCTTATGGATTTCCCATTCCTTTTGGCTGTCATCATGCTGGTAAATTGGTCCAAGAATTAAAACCAGCAACTTCGCAAGATATTGCTAATGAGAATATTGAAGCTCTTAATAAAAATGCGCCAAATGAGAAGTGCATTTATGCGGATAAAATTATAGATAAAAATAATAAAGTTATATGTAAGTTTCCAGAAGAGCAAAGTAAAATAGAAATGCCGACAGGATCTCCGCTATATTATAAGCCGATGAGTGGAACGCTCATGACCGGATTGATGACATTTCCTCTTGGATATTATAATGATAATTCGTTAGATAGAAATTATTATTATGGCTATTATTCTATGGAAAGTGTTAGCAACGAAGATTTTAATAAAATTCGAAAAGATTTTAATAAGGCTATAGAAAAATTAGCTAATTTAAATAGATATAGCTCTTTAGTTAAGAAGAACAATCAATAATAACTAATATTTTAAGATAATACGTATTAAAGGTACATCAGATGACTATTAAAATCGCTCAACTACAACAGGGAGTTTTAGTTTCTAGCCCAGAAGACGCCGAGCGTCTTTTGCAAGATGTTCATAATCTTGATGTAGAAATTGAAGTAACTCCAGAGACAGACGAAGAAATGGAGCTTGTTGAACATCATCCAAATGTCGAAGGAAATATTCACATTTACACTGATGACGATGATGATTTTAAATTTGAAGCTAAAAAAGAATTCTCTTTTACTTTAGGAAAAGTTCCAGGTTCTGATTCTGAAGAAGAAATTGAAGAGCCTTCAGAATTAAAAGTTGAAGAAGATGATGATACCGTTCAAGTTGAAGACGATCCATGGAAGTGGGCACATGGTCGATTTTTACACTGGTTAGAAGACAAATTAAATGCTATTCCAAAACATAATGGAAAAGATATTTCCGGTCTTGAAAAAGCAATTGCTTATTTGAAATTTTTAGAAAATGAATGTTCAAAAGCAAGCCGCTCAGATATTAAAAATGAGATTGATACTGAGAAATTAGAAGAAGCACGAGCACAAATTTATGACGGAATTGATAGACTCGAAAGTCGCTTAAAGAAGATTGAGTCTATTAAAAATCCAATGAAACGTAAAAAGAAAGCTGATGAAGAGTCAGAGGGATTTGTAAAACAAGCTAAATCAATTAATTTTCAAGTTAACGTTCCTTATTTTATAAGTGTTTTGGCTAGAGTATGTATTAATTCATCTGTTTCAGCAGGTCACGATATAGAAGATACTTTTACAGATTTAGCTAAAAAATACGAATTAACTAAACAGCAAAAACTTGAATTAGCTACATTAATTGAAGATATGGGCTACGCTTCAGTTTGGAGAGATCGTTCTAAGATGTTGGATGAAGAAATCGATCTAACAAGTGCTGAAAATGGTGACTGGGCAGCTCAATATCCAGCTTAAAGGGTTTTTATGTCTAGAAATCGAATGTTTGACAGAGATGATTTTTCAATAAATTCTTCAAGTTCTCCATCTTGGCTAGAAGATTTTGCAGCTGAATATGATAAGAAAGTTAAAGAAACAGCTGTTGATGCTGCTCGTCAACGTCAAGCAGACTCTGATTATTACTCTCAAATTTCAGCCATTGTTAGCGGCAAGAAAAAACATGCTACTGTAGATTCAATTGTTAAAGAATATCAAGAATTAACTGGATTGAGTCAATATTTAAAAACATTAGCAGAAAAAGAAAATCACGATTCTAAAGTAAAAACTGCTCAATTGCATGAGCCACACGATTCAACATTGATTAACAACTCAGTTGTAATGATTAATGTTGGTGAAGATGCTTTGCCAGATACATTATCCGATAATTTAAAAAATAAAATTAAAGATTTTACAAACAATAAAATAAATTCATATCATGGTTTTGTATCCATTCCAGCCATTCAACATGATTTGTTAAAAAGTTTAGCAAAAGATGGGCTTGAAGCATATCATGTTTATGATTCAAGCATGACTAAATTTCTTGGAAATTGTTTATCTGACTATTTAAAAAATCATCCTAAGCCCGTAAATAATGATAGAAGCTTGGGTACAGCTATTATTGAAATTGAAGACGACGGCAGCAATAAAGATTTTTTGCATAGCCTTCATAAAAAGCAATAATTTTTAAATGAGTAAGAAAGAAAAAGATCTTTTTCTAGAGATGAAAGAGAAGATCCTGGAAATGGATCCTGTCTATTGGTGTGAAAAATATTTAACAATAGATGGAAAGCCTTTAAAATTACGAGATGGCTGGGAACCATATATCGATATTTATCGGTATGTTGGAGTAAATGCCCTTACTAAAAAAGGCAAGAAAGTTATATTTTTAAAAGGTCGTCAGGTGGGCGGGACCATGGCGGCTTTATTTATTGAATTGTATTTATTGGCATCTGGTCAATATGGCACAAAAACAAAACCGCCAATTAGAATTATGCATTGCTTTCCTCAATTGGAAATGGCAAGAAGATTTTCTGTAACTAAATTTGATACAGTTGTAAATACCTCTAAATTAGTTGATTCTCCAAAGGATAAAATTAAAAAAATTCCTTATATTGAAACTAGAATTATGCCAGATGCTGACTCTCAGCAATTAAAATATTTCCAAGGCGGAAACCACATATTTATTGAATCAACTGGTTTGACCGGAGATAGACTTCGTGGTATCACGGCTGATATTTTCTTAGGGGATGAAATTCAAGACATGAGAACAGCCGCTATTGAAAATGCTACAAAAAGCTTAACTCAAGCTCAATATGGGGCGACAGGTGATGGCGTTCAATTTTACTTTGGAACTCCAAAGAAAAAAGGATCTGATTTTCATAAGCGTTGGGCGGTATCCAGTCAGCAATTTTATCATTTAGGATGCGAAAAGTGCGAAAAAGATTTTCCATTATATACTCCCGGAAGTGATGAGTGGGAAAAAATTTGGATTGAAGATTCTTTACCAGACAATCATCCTAGTCATGGATTTATTGTTAAATGCGTTCATTGTGGATATGAACAAGATAAACGTGCAGCCGCTAAAAGAGGAAAATGGGTAGCTTATAATGATGATCCAAAATCTCAATATATTGGATTTCATTTAAATCAATTATATATTCCAAATTTTCCAAGATGGAAAGTTATTGGAGAAAAACCAGAAAATCATCCAGTTAATACTGAAAGAGCTTATCGAAACGAAGTATTAGGTGAGTTTTATTCTGGAACAAGCCAACCTATTACAACAGATGAAATTGATCATGCTTGTGGCGAACAAACATTAATGATGACTTCCAGGTTATCATCTAGTCCAGATAGAAAAATAATTATAGGATTTGATTGGGGTCAAAAAGTCGAAGATTCTGGAGCCGGTGATGATGAATCTTCTGGCGGCAAATCTTACAGCGTTGCCGTAGTGTTAGTTCAAGAAGGACCAAAATTATTTAGAGTTGCTTGGGCTGAAAGATTTGTTAAAAATGATTTAGATTATAAAATAGAAAGAGCCGAGCAATTATTTAGAAGGTATAATCCAGATTTAGCATTAGGAGATATTGGTTTCGGCTATGAAATATGTAAAATTTTACAAAAAAAATACAGCCATAAATTTTTAGCTGCCAGCGGTCTTCACAATGTTACAGGTAAATATAAATTAAAAGAAGAAGATAACTTAAATACATTAATATTTGAAAAAGATTATGTATTAGAGCAAATATTTGAAAAATTCAAACGTGGAGAAATTAAATTTCCATATAAAGATTATGAAAAGATAGCTTGGTTAGTAGAGCATTGCGCAAGCATGGATACAAAAGTCACTTATGATAGAAGTGGCGAGCCTATGACCAAATATGTCAAAGGGCATATTCCAAACGATGGATTGATGGGTTTGGTATACGCTTATGTTGGAGCAATGTCATTGGCAACCAATAATTTTAAAATAAAAAATCCCAACAATTATAGCGATCCTGGTGAGAAAAGAGAACCGCCAATATCATTGGGATTTTTGCCAAAATGGCGTTAAATTAAAGAAGTCTTATTGCTTCATTTGCGAGTTCGGAACGTTCTCCTTTAACAAGAGATATATGTCCTGCGTATTTAGATTCTTTAAATGCTTCAACAATGGTGCTGATGGTATTGTTCATTGCATCAAGATTATTGACATCGATTTGTTCAATGTCGCCTGTGCATATAATTTTACTTCCAACGCCCAATCTTGTTAATAATGTTTTTGCAGCATTGGCTGGCAAGTTTTGGGCTTCATCAATAATAATTAAAGCATTTGCTAAGCTTCTTCCACGAGCATATGCAAGAACATCTAATTCTATTTTATCTTTTTTAATAAAATATTCTAAATTATCTCGCCATGTTAACGCGCCTCTGCCTTTATCTTTTCCGCCAGTATTACTTGCTAATAAAGCTTCAAAAGAATCAAATATAGCTTGGAAATATGGTTCCATTTTTTCATATTTATTTCCAGGCATATAGCCAAGTTCTTTTCCAATAGTTTCAACTGGGCGATAGATGATTAATTTTTCATATTTATGTTTTTCTAAAACAAGTTCTAAACCAGCAGCAAGAGTTAGTAATGTTTTACCTGATCCAGCTTGACCCATAACTGTTACTAATGGTAAGCTAGGGTCCATTAATAAATCAATTAAACAAGCTTGTTCATTGCTTCTTGGAGTAAGCCCCCAAACGCTTTGTCTTTTTATGATTTTAACTTTCTCATCGGACACTTTTCTAGTTAAAGCTAAATCATGACCTTCTTCATCTTTAAAGTTGACAAATTGATGAGGCTGCAAAGATAGTTCAAAATCTTTTGGATTAAAATATCCTTTTTCCATCAAAGCTTGAAAAGCTTCTGGGTGATTTAAGTCCATTATACCAGAATAAAATTCATTTGTCTTTTTTGAAACTCCTTCATAATCTTCTGCTTTTAAGCCTAACGCTTTGGCTCTAATTCTTAAATTAATATCTTTTGATAATAAAATTGGAATATGCTTTGGCTTTTTATATTTTAAAGCGCAAGCTAAAATTTTATTATCTCCATATTCTTCATCTTTTCCGATTGCTTTATAGTCGATTGCGTCGACTTTCAAGGTGGATTTAGATGGCAGTTCTATCCCTACATGCAATTCTTTATTTGCAGATAGTTTATCAATTTGTTTGATGAGCATTCTGGCATTTTTGCCGACTTCATCTTTATATTTTTTTAATTTATCTAATTCTTCCAGCACTACGATAGGGATGATCAATGTAGATTCTTGTATCTCATTTAAAAGAGCTGGGTTTTGTACTAAGGCAGAAGTGTCAAGGATGTATGTTTTTTTCATTAATTTATAGCCATTTAGAGTTAAATTTCAGAGTCAAAAAGCTATTATTATAGTATTTTGATTAGACGAATGTCACTCCTTTTTTGGTTATAGTTAACTTGAGACAGCTTATAACATTATATGAAATTATTGTCAGGAAGGTTTTGTAATGATTGATTTTAAAAATGGTAACTTTGTCCCTCGACAAGATCTGAAGCCATTTATAACAAATGGCATGGCAAAAAGTGTATCTCAATACCGCCGAGCCATGTTAGAAGATGAGTTAAATAAAGGTTTATTTATCGAAAAAGGCGTTACAAAATCTGCAGAGTCTCAAAGTTCATATTTAAGTGCTATATCTTCTGGTTTTTCTAAAAAAGCTGGAAATTATGATTCTTCTGGAACTGGCGGGGCAGGAGCCAATTGGCGTGGGAGCGGAGGTGTAGTTCATCAAGTTAGCGAAGTATATTCGCCACTTTGGCTTTATAGCAATTTAAGTTTGCCTCGTGACCGAGCAACGATTAATGCTTGGAGTCGCGCTTTCTTTGCATTAAATCCTTTTGTACACAACGCTTGTACTTTGCATTCTACTTATCCTGTTGCAAAATTAAATATTAAATGTAAAAATCAAAAAGTAGAACGATTTTTTTCTGAAATGATTGAAGAAATTAATTTAATGGATATGATTGTGCAAATTGCACAAGAATATTGGATTTTGGGAGAGGCAATTGTTTATGCTGAATTAGATGAAAATAAAGGCAAATGGAGCCGATTAATTATTCAAAATCCAGATTATGTTGTTGTTCAAAATTCATTGGGTGGCGAACCGGTCATTAGTTTACGCCCAGATGAAAATCTTAAAAAGATTGTTAATGGAACTTCTCCTGCTGACATCATGCAGAGATCAAAATTAGATCCTGCAATTGTAGAACGTGTTAGACGAGGGGAGAACATTCCATTAGACAATTTTAATTGTTCTCATTTAGCAAGAAGAATATCTCCTTATGAGACTAGAGGGACTGGATTAATTGTTCCTGCTTTTAAAGCCTTAATGTTGTTTGATCAATTTAGAGAAGCTAAATATACACAAGCTGTATCTATGGTTAATCCACTAACATTAGTTAAGATTGGAAGCGCTGAATTCAAACCAACTCCAGAGGACATTGCATCTTATCGTGATATTTGGGAAGCTGCTGAAGCGGATAGAAATTTCAAAGTATTTACGCATCAAGATGTTACAGTAGAGAAAATAGGTAGTGGTGGAGCTATTTATGATGATAATGCTGTAGTTACTCAATTAGTAAAAGAGATATTTATTGCATTAATGGTTCCTTCCGTATTAATGGATGGCGGTGGTGATACTACATATGCCAATGGTTCGGTAGGATTAGATGTATTACGTCAAAGATACATGCAATTTAGAAACATGCTTACAAACTGGTTACGAAGAAAAATTTTTGCTCCAATAAGTGTAATCAATGAATTTTATGATTATGAAAATGAAGAGAAAAAATTAATCGTTCCAGAGATAGATTGGAATCACATGAGCATGTTTGATATGGGCGATTATATTCAAAACTTAATGACCATGACTCAAGATCCAAATGCCAAGAAAGCAAGCTTTCATACATTGTATCGTTCTCTTGGATTAGATTGGGAAGATGAGCAACGCAGAATACGTCAAGAAGCTATTGATGAAGCTATTTTGGCAAAAGAGAAGATGTCACTGGAGAAGATGTCATTAAATGAATTGCGTGCATTGGGACCATCGGATGAAATTCCAGAAATTCAAGAAGTTCCATTGCCTGGAGAAGATCCGTCATCAGGAGCGCCACCTGAAAGTGGCGGTGGTGGTGGTGGAATGCCTGGAGTGCCGCCTCCTCCGCCGCCACCCCCGGCATAAAGATATGATGTTTAATAACTCATAATCTTAAACAGCTTGAACTACACATAAATTGACATAGAAAATAGTTAATATATATAATTTAGGAAATTATTATGAATGATGAAATCATTATAGTTACAGCGGCTGGTGCAGGAACATGGATGCGTGAACGTTTAACACCGTCTGGCATTACTAGAATGCTTGGTGAATCCATTATTTCCGATTATCAAGACAAAATGGAAATTTTACGTTCTATTGATGATCAAATTTATAATTGGAGTAAAGATTTAGGCACATATGTTGATCTGATGGAACAAGCTTACAAATCCCGTCGAATCATGGAATTTATTGGAATTGTTGTTAAAATTGATGAATTATTAAAAAATATATCTTCTATGGAAGAGCAGGTCTTTGAAATTTCTGAAAAAGCATGGAGAGAGTTTGAGCAAAAAAGATCGTTTGAAGGTACTGATTATGAATTAGCAGACGAGTCTCTCAGAGAGCGTCTTACAAGTTTATTTCCAGAAAAAAAATCAGAAGAAATTTATGGACTTGAAAAACAAGCTGGATTTTTTTCTGATTTAACAAGAAAATGGGTTTATGAAAAATTGCGTTCGCAAAAACAACAGCAACGTGATGCTGCTTTGATGGATTTTGTTAAATTTACGAAAAAAACAGTAGAAGAAGTTCAAACATTAATTAAACAATTGCATAAGTATCGTGCATCTGGTGATATTGGAAAATATTTAGATGTATTAAAATTTGAAAAAAAAGATAAAACTTTTACTGAAGATAAAATTTCTATTCAAAAACTTCAAAAAGTTTTTGAAAAAAAATTTAAAGATATTTATAATAAACATTTAAAAGAATTAGTTTTACAATATTCAAAAGAAGATGAATCTGAGAAAGATGAGCCCTCTAGTCAAGCTCCTTCAATTGATAGAATTGCTCCAGCTAAACCAGTCGAATCAACTGCACCGCAACCAGCTGCATCAGCTGTACCTGTTAATCCTCCTCTAGTTGCAGAGCCAGGAATAACATCTTCCGAATCAACAGCGTTATCAAGTCAACCCATTGTTGTGACGGAGCCTATAATTGAACAACATCAATTACCACCAGTTCCAGAACTTAAAGTTCCATTTAAATTAAATAAAGATACAATACAAAAAGAAATAGATCAGCTAAAGGAGCATGTTGATAAAATGAAGAAGGTAAATCCTTCTGATTTAACATATATTGCTGAAAAAGAAAAATCTATAAAAGAACTTGAAGAAGTATTAAAATCTACAGCCTCTCATATTAACTTTATCACAAAACTTGCTTCTTGTTCAAACCAATATGAAGCAGCCCATGAATTATTAAAATATTCTCAAAAAATAGAAGATCAAGATTTAGAATCAAGCTTGAAGCTTCTTGCTATTGCAGAGGGATTGTTAGATGATTGAAATGATTAAAATTGCCAGCAATCAACTTGACCGAACGCCCAACCATCAGGTCGTAAAGGTTGCTGGCATTTTGCGTCGTTTGAAAAATTTATTTAAATCTTATATTGATCCAGAATTTCAAAAACAAGTACAACAATTAGAAAATGAATCTATGGAACAAGAAGATTCATTGAAAGATCTAGTTAATCAAATTGAAAAAGTTCAACTAGCAATTAAAGATAAAGAATTAGAAGAATATCGCGAAGAATTAAATTCTTTAAATAAACTTTTAAAAGAAGTTTATGAAAAAAATATTAAATTAAAAAATTACAGCGAAAGAATTTTAAATAAAGTTAATAAACTTCCATCAGATCGACAAGAAGAAGTTCTTCTTCCTGAAGATTATGATATTCCTTTAGATCAAATAATTAATAAATTATTTTCAGATTCTGAATACTATTCTAATAAATTAAACAATATTAAATTTAATTTAACAGATAAATCAAAAAATATTTTACAAGATAGAATTCGTGCAAAAACTGGTATTTTAAATTTTGATTTATCTTTTGATGAAGTTATAAAAAATGCAATATTTAAAGGGACTATAATAAAAGCAGAGCTTCATAGATCTCAAACAGATCTTGGTATTATAACGTTAAATTTTACATCTGCACCATTTATGTTGCCTGGATTTAATAAAAATATCATTATTTCTGGTAAATTAACAGATATGACCACTGGATCAAAAAGAAGAAATATAATTAGTTATCAATCAACGGATACTGTTAATACTGCTGGCTCTGGGATTGTTGCTGCTAATCAAAGATTAAATAATTATAATATGTTTTTAAAACAAGCTTTAGATAATAATTCCAGTACAGCAGAAGAACAAAAAGTAGATCAATTTATTAATAAATTAGATGGTCTTGCTTTTGCAAAAGCTCTTGAAAAAGGATATAAAAAATCACAAGGCAAAGATCCAACTTTGGAAGTTTTAGCTTTTGGATGGTCTCAAGCAGCCGCAGAAAGCTATGATGGAATTACTTTTAATTTAAAAAATAATAATGTTGGAAATTTAAGAGCTTTTCCAGATTGGATAAGCGCCGGTCATAAATATTTTGCCATG